CGGTAGATGTCCACGGCTTCTGATATATCATTGGAAACTTGTTGCGCTTCTCGACTCAATGGCATGGTTCCTCCTAAATTACTCTTTAGAATCCGTGGGAAACTACACCAGAAGCCCCAGGTTTGCACTAAGTTTTTTGCAATGGGGCCAAAAAGGTGTAGACTCTGCCCGTGGCTTCTCCCCTTTTCAACTCCCAGAACCGACCCAAGCCGACTAAGAGTCTGGCCGAGGTTGAGTTAGTTCGAATTGGAAGGGAACTTATTGGAGAAACCCTAACGATTACCGGTGACTCAGCCCCTTGCCTATTCCTATTTGCATCAGAATATGGTGAGCAATCGACTGGAGAGTTCAAAGTTCCGGTTCCTGCAAGTTGGAAGAAACTTGTTAACAAGGTCTACTTGGTACCTCAGAAAGAAGTTCGGGCCAAGAATGGGTCACAAGTAGTGACCTTGATTGGCTCTAACCTTCAAGAGGCCTACAACATGCTCAAGTGGGCTTTCGAGCAAGAAGGTTTCGTTGTTGAGGTTGCCGCACCAACCCGGTTTGAAAGGCCCGATGTTATCTGAGAGCCATGCGAACGGCCATATGGATCTTACCTAAACGATTCACGCCAGTCTGGGAGCTTCCCCAACCCCAATAAGGATCGTGGATAGCATTCTCAATGATGGGGAGATCTCCGGTGCTTAAGAGAATTCTTTGACACTCCTTGTTCTGACTGAACTTGGCTAACACGATTCGGTACATCACCCAATCCTTGACCCGTTCAACAACCTTGGATGGACCACGCCCATCATCCACAAGGTTGTCATCTAGGGAAACCTCTGTAAGTAGATTATCCCAATCTTCCCGTATGGGGTTGGCTCTATCTCGACCAATGGTAGCCGTTTCCATTGGTGTTACTGCCCTATGGATCTGATCAACAAGATCCATTCGATGTGGGAAGAACTTCATTGCTTGAAACGGAGCCTCAGAGGTTTTCCAAGTTCGACCCTCAAACTCTAGGGAGTGCCTGGAAAAGTTTGAGAAGCATCCGTATGGGGTTTCCTTGGGTGAGTAAAACAGTATTGAATCCATCTTTTTTGATACACCGGATAGAAAGTTGTTTACTCCTGCCCACTCTTGGGGTACAATTCAATCTTCGACGGTTCTAGAGTGGACTTTCAGCTCCGCCCCCCCTCAAGGGTTGGGAGTCTCCTAGGGCCGTCAATTAATTTTAGGTGCAGAAGGCTTCAAAACCTTCTGCACCAACATCGGTGTAGCTAGTGGGGAATGGCTACCCCTAGCATAGACAATCCTTACCGTATACTAGCTGCCTATGCTCTTCGTAAACAACCAGGTGTAATCCCTGAGTTTGCTATCCTAGAAGCTGAGAAGAGAGCCAATCAAGTATGTGGATCTGACCCTCCACTACTGCAGAAGTTCTTGAGTTTCTACACTGATGTTGAACCTCACATACAGGTTACCCCTGAGGACACGAGTCAGGCTGAAAAGTTACTTCGGTGTATCTGGAGAGGTGAGGCTAAAGAGGGTTGGAGTCCTACTCCAGGATCTTACCAACACTTCAAGGGTACTCTTTACACTGTTCATTCAGTAGCCCTATTGTTACAAGGGCCTAAAGAAGAGCAGGCGGTGGTGTATGGTAACACTGAAGGAACCTTTGTTCGTCCGCTACGAGAGTGGGCCGAGTTGGTACTCTGGTCTGATGGTGAGTATCACCCTAGGTTTAAGAAACAGTAACCATGCCAGCTGGAGCCTTTTGGCGTCTACAATATGATGATGATCTAGATCATCGAATCCAAGCCCGTGCTGATAGGCAGAGATTTGCCCAAGATAGGAATGTTCTCACAGCTTTCACACGCTACTATGAGGGTGCTTTCCTATTGGAGGTTCAACTTATTGATGATGCTGAGACTACCTTCGATAGTAGACTTCATGAGCTCTACAATCGACAACAGTATGTACAGAGGTCAAGACCTGAAACCAGATCATTCCCTTTAGGTAATTGGCCAAGAGGCACTCCTGACTCGAATGGGGTGACCATGGATCCTCAATTTAGGGAACGTCTCATCGGTGAGTATATCCAAACATCAGCTAGTCGTCAGAGGTTGGCTCAGGCAATGGTAGCCCCCCTCAGAGCTCGATTGGATTATTCTAGTGTTGCAAGACGGATCTTCCTGGTTGATGAACTTCCACCGGGAGCCTTTCCCATCTACGATAAGGACATGGTCAGTGACTTCAGCCCGCCTGATTGGGTCGACGCTGGTACTTGGGTCAAGAATGGCGATAGTTACGCGATTATCGTGGCCACAGAGCCGAAGAATACTGAAAGGCCCCCCTTCAGTTCAGCCATGGTGGACTACCAAGTCTGGAGAGACTATGGGCCTCCGAAGAGGCTTGACGCTGAAACCTTCTGCAATCATTGGTTACCATCCGAGATCCCATCTGAGCCGAGAACACGCTTTGAGAGAGTTCTGATGGACGATGATTGACACCCTACTAAACCCACCCATCGATCTACCGACGGTAACTAAGGGGCGGAGACTTGTTCAGGTCATCCTGGCTATACTGAAGACCGAACCCGAGGGGATCACAGGTATAGGTCTACATGAATCCGACTACAGAATCCTGCTAGACATGCTTGGACATCCGTGTTCAACTATATTCGTGACTCTGAACAAGGTCAGGATATTCTCTGATACTATTACCCAAGACATGCTTCATATTCGTTCAAGTAGGGGTAAATCAAAAGTTTTCATTGAAGATGTTTGGGTAATCCTTCACCCAGAGGAAGAGACCAGGCTTCACCGGATTCTTAGGGAAGAGGTAATCTAATGCGGGTTCTGATCATTGATGCTCAGGTCAAAGAAGCAGCTTCCAAGGTTGTTGAGTTTGCAACCAACCCAGAGAACCTTTATCGTCCTGGACCTAACGCTAAGATCCCCGGGGATGTAAAAGAGCACATCCTTCAACTGGGTGATTACAAGGTAGTATTCTCGTTGACTAAGGATCCCCTCACTGGAGAAGTCTATCGACACTTCTCCATGTCAGTTCCGGATCAAGGATCTCTACCTCATCCGATAGCCGTAAACGAAGTACTGGACCTATTCGGATTCATTGGTGGATTGGATAACTGTCAAGTTAACGTAAGTCAGGTCGAGAACTGCATCGTTGTAGCCCAAGCCCTAGCATCCTAGATCACATCTTCACGCTCAAATCGAGTTGGAGGTGGCTTCTCTGATACCACCTTCATTTTCTTACGACTCAACACTTGAGGTTTTGGGGCTGGCCTCCACTTATCCAGGATGTCTTTTGACCAACGAGTTGTGGTTACCTTAGGGTTACCCTCGCGTTCGAATCGAATTAGGTTGTTATCATTCGGTGCTGGCAGTATTTGGGTGATTACAAATACAGGCATGTCGTATGGCGTTGGGTTTTGAGGTAGGTTCTTACACACCCAATCTGGACCCTCAGGAAATAGAGAGGTAATTCTGGATGGTGGAAGTGGGATTATCTTACTTCCAACAGCAATCCAACTATTGTCCTTTGGAGCTTTCCATGGGTCTTTGATCCGAGGCATGAGTTACAACTACACCAAGTCAGATTGGCACAGCTTCGAACTCCGAAGGATTGTCTTAGTGACTTTCCAGTATCAGCCCGGTGTAAGAACTGGTTCATGCCAACGTGGAGTATTGAGTACCGGACCCTACTCGCAGAAGATAGAGTACAACTCTACGCTGAGTTAGATCTTATCCGCACTGATCCAATGCTCACAAACTGTGAGTTTGAGGATAGGACAGAGGCTCCACTAACAGTAATCACAGCTTCATTCCTCGGTTTTGGCCCTGAGAACCCAGCAGTTGCCGAGTTGATTAGAAGAAAAGGCATCTTGCAACTTCCTGTTAACATCTGGATGCCCCTGCAGGTTAGTCGGTTGGCACCTGACAGTAATGGTAGATACAATGTAGACCCCCCAAGCTTCAACGGGGTTAGTACCCACCCTAGACCAGATAGGATTCGTGGACGCACCATATCATCAATCATCATTGATGATATGGCTTCATTTCAACAAGAGTTTCCGATACTACCTGGATCTCTTGTTGGGATTGACCAGGCTACAGGACGGCTAATACCAAATTCAGAGCATCCTATTGGAAGGGTCATTAGCGATAACCTAACCCTACTTTCAACCCCTCCTTTCGATATGATGACTGGAGTTGACTTTGCACGCGATAGTGATCGATCCGAGTTCACTATGGCTCGGAGGGGTTTCCCAGAAGATGCTGACAGGGGCTTCATGCAGGAGTTCATGGGGGAGTTCCCAGAGGAGAGGATCCCGGCGAGAACAGAACTCACGGTTCTCTCTGCTGACCCCCCAAGAGCCCTCCCGATAGGATTCACTGTAGAAGAAAGAATTGGGATGGCCGTTGTCAACCCACGTGCTGTTGAACGGCTTCAAGCAACCAGGGTTACCGTACCAACCTTCGAACTCCAGTCCAATCCACAGATCAACATAGGGGACATACGAGAACGAAGGTTCGACATTATTGACCGTTCGGTGCACTCAATTCAAGAAGAAGAGGATCGAGAGATTTTGGCCGCTCTCGAAGGTACCTTCACGAACCAACCGCGGCCCCCAATGATCCCAAGACCCGAGGCCCCACCTCCGGAGCCCGTGAGGGAGAACTTCATTCGCCGAACACGCTTTGAACGGATCATCGATAATATCGATGATCTATACCCGCTCTAAGTTTGATTGAGGATGGAACCCTCGGCAATAAACTCAGGAGCCTCAAGGGCCAACTTGGCTACTCCCCTGGATTTGTGTGAAAGTATAGCGGTAGCCGTACGGGTACCCGTTCTATGAACTCGGTGAGTCACCCCCTTGTGTTGGTAAGTTCGTTCGGGTAGTGTCCGCTTCCAAACCGCAATGAGCCTCTCTCCGAGCCCCATGACGGTCAAGGTTGAGCCTTTGAGTAACTCTTGGTCAACAGGGTCAATCCCAGGGCACCCTCCTTCTACGTCCTCCAGAGGGTCACCATTGAGAACCTCTCCCAATGAGATCAATCCAACTTCAAGGGTTGGGTACTTACCAGACGGACCCTCGGGAGTTAGAGCTAGGATGATTCTAGTACCATCTGATCGAACTTCCAGTGTAGATCCACTCAAGATGGCTCTGTCTACAAGATCAACCTCTCGGTCAAGACGTTCAAACCTAGAAACCACAGGACCTTCAGAAGGGTCAATGATGTCAATATCGTGGTCAAATCTAGTTAATTCAGGCATTGAGGCTCACTAATGGCGATAGGACCCTACACAACGAGCAAAAGACTCCCCCCAGTATACCCACCGGTGGATCCTAACGACCTGCAGTGGATTCTGAGCTTGAATGACATGAGATTTTCACATGTTGAAGAGCTTATCTTCGTCTGCTGGTCCTATAGCATAGAAGAATTGAGGGAATTCGTCAATCAGGAAACCGTCGAGTACTACAAGGATGATAAGTGGGGAAAAACATTCAGGAAGTTTGGACCTCTCGAATGGTACAATCGACCTTGGGAGCATGACGAGGGGAAACATTTTCTGCAGGCTCCGCCGACTGTGGTTGTTCACGGAATCCTAGAATACCGAGCACCGCTGATGGTGAATCTCCCTAGCATCCAAGATCTGATCGAACGGGCTCAATATGAGAACCCTCAACCAGCAACTAGGTTTGAACGAATAGCTTTCAACTTGGTGGAATGAGATGCCTCTTCCAAGTTGGGCTGTTCTTGGAGCCGTTATCTACCCACGGCCACGTGACTCTAATATTGGAATTCTAAGAGAATCTGGGGCTGTGGTCGTGTATGCACTCCGCGAGGAGGCTCAACTAAGCCAGAACAACGTTGTCTTTAGTGTGGACTCTGAGACCCTCGAGCAGAACTGGATGCCACTCTCAGAAGCTGAATCCTTCATTCAGGAGCTATCTCCTGGGATGATCTATGCAGCAAGTGCACCTGAATTTGTTGGGGTAATGCCTGTTAGAACAGATCTTGTTGAACTTCCGCAACCAAGCCGAGAATGGATTCAGACAGGAGCCAGACTTCAACCTATAACAGGTCAAGGATCAAGTGCTGTTATTGTAGGGGCTCTTGGAAATACTGTTCATGTTAGAGAGGTGGAGCGTTGGGATAATCCCCGATTAGTACTTGGACCCTCTGTCAGATCCTATACCCCAGAGCAACTTCTAGAGATCTACCGACCTCTAGCACCACCAATGCCCTCCTGGTTCATGGTTGGTTCTCGGATCATTCAGAACCACGATAATAGGACTTATATTGTTCTCTCTTTTGACCCTTTTAGATGGTCGATGAGTGCAACATTAGAAGATGAGTATCACCCGACCAACTTCTCGGTGAACGACTTCCCAAGACATTGGAGACCTTCTAGCTCGATTACCGAACAGAGACCGACAACTAACGTTACTAATATCGCGCAAAGTAGAGTTGAAGTTGCCCCAGAGTGGTTGGCCACAGGTTGTTTTCTTAGAAGAATTGCCAACCCGATGTATGAAGTTGTTGTATCTTTACTAGATTCAAGCCAGTTCATAGCAAGACTGACTCGAGTTGACAGCTTAAGACCCTTAGTAATTGGGTCAATCTTCGAAGAAGTTTCATACTGCCATATTGGTGATCAGTTCACTCCAATAGATGAACTTGGTAGCCCAAAGTCTGAATACACGTGCCCTAAGTGCAATGGATTCGGTATTCGAGACTATGACGCGGAAGAACGACGGACTAGTATTGACTCCGTGAGGGCATATACTTGTAAGGATAACCATACTTGGTACTTCGTTTCAGGTACCGAACAAGACGGCAAGCCAGCCAACCCAAGCAGATTTGAACGGGATATTGGCATTTAGCTATATCATTTCTCGAGTTTTGGTGTACTGTCCTCTGCCGTTATGCAAAGAAAACCGATCGTGAAGCCAATACCCAACAAGAAACCAAGCTGGTGGAACGCACTAAACCTAGAATCGATGAGTAGGTATAGCGATACCGCCCGCATGATCTTGGACCATGCCGTAATCTCAGGGCAGACGGTCTACTCGGGAAACTGTCGTGGTACTTTGGAAGACGCTGATCTGGAAAATGCCTTTGAGGACTTTGTCAAAGTTCTTGTGACAAGCGTTGAGGGTTGTACAAGTTTTGCACATTGCCCTGTTTTTGGACGTGGAGAGACCGAAACTTGGGTCCTATGGGACAAGGGATCAATCACGATCCATGTAGGTCTCGACAAGAAGGTATCCGTTCATGTCACTACCTTCAGTCTAGAGAATTACACAGCTGTTGTCGAACTTTTTGGTCAGTACTTGATCCCAGAGAACGTCAGACAACCTGTGTATTCCTTGGCCGAAGGCAGTAGTGGTATCGAGATCATGGAAGTTGGTTTGGCAGGAGAGCCTCTGGAGCGATCCAACTATGTCCAAGAAGTGCTCGATGGTTATGAGTACATCATAGCGGAACTTCGGAGAGAATCCCCCATTGGCCGTCTGGCTATTATCTATGGAGAGCCTGGTAGCGGTAAGACGTATTTGATCCGAGGGCTACTCAACGAGATACCAGATGCTATCTTCGTTTTGATACCGAGTCATCTTGTTGAAGACTTGGCAGGTCCTCAATTGGTCCCCATGCTGATCAGAGCCAGAAGCCTGGCAGGTACAGACAACCCAATTGTCCTAGTCATTGAGGATGCAGACAAGGCACTGGTACCAAGAGAGAAGGGCTCCTTGGCGGCTATCTCCTCCCTGCTAAACGTGTCTGACGGTATCCTTGGGCACACCCTGAATCTACGAGTAGTCTGCACAACGAATGCAGCCCTTGAAGATATTGACCCTGCATTGAAGAGAGCTGGGCGCCTTTCCCTCCAACTCCATATTGGACTTCTACCAATCGAGAAGTGTAAGGAGGTCTACGAGAGGATCATGGACGGTAACACAGCTGTATTTGAGGAACCCCTACCTCTGGCCGAAGTTTATCGATTCGCGAATACCGAAGCCTACTCTGATTCGGATGAGGATACCGACGAGAGCGAAGACGAAGACGAGGATGATGAGACCCTCGACGATGATGACGATGAAGATGAGAGTGAAGATGAGAGTGAAGACGAAGACGAAGAGGAATGAGTGGCCACAAGGAAGAAGATCACTGATCTAACTCTCCTGAACTCACTTCTTGATGCAGGAAAGTCTAGGTTATCCCAAAGCGAACTCAAGGCCTTCACCTCTATGTTGGAAGGCCTTGAGGGAGGGACTTTCGTTAATCTGTCCAAAGGACAGCGCGAGTGGGTTGAGAAGAAGTACTACGATTTAGGAATGGATCGAGCCTACCTCAACCGAGCCCCTCCAATTCGTAAACCTGTTCTCAGGTCCAAGGCTTTAGTACCAATCTGGGAACAACCAAAACAACTGAGACCACCCGGTAGGTGACCTATGGGTTGCTCACTCATCTTTCGAAAAGATGTTCTAGTTGATGTAACCCCTAGCTTGAACACCAGCTGTACAGTCATACCCTATGTGTGCCAAGTAGCTATCAATCGGTATGACCCCTACAACAGAGAGGCTGAGAACACTCAAATAGCTGGGTTATACCCACTTAACTTGCACAATCGTCACTACTACCTAATGGTCACTGCTACCCAAGCCTACTATCTTTATGTTGATCTACAAGGCAATGTACTAGAGTTTGATAGTCCAGAATGCTTTGATATAGCCAGGATGAGAAATGATCCATCACTAGGGCAGGGACACCCTCCCGTAATAGGGGTACTCAGATCAAGTAACCCCCAGAGGCCTACCCGCTTTGAACGTATCCTTCGAGAGAATGAAGTTTGGGAAGAGTACCGTCCCCCACCAAGACCCA